CTTTATGCTTCAAGCACTTGGAGGAAAACTCATTAGCCGAGATATGGCTATGAGAGAACTTCCATTTACGGTTAACGTAACACAGGAATTAGAAAAAATTGAAATTGAAGATATGCGCTCTGCGCTACTTGGTTCACTTACGGCATACACACAAGCAATTCCACAGATGGCTACTCAAGGTCAGGATGCTTCAGAAGTAGTTCGTAAGATTGCTGCGGTAATAAAGGCTCGTCAAAAGGGACAAGCATTAGAGGACGCAATAGAAGCAACCTTTGCTCCGCAGCAACAGGTTCCTCCTGCTGGTGCACCAACTGATGCGGTTGAGCAAATGTCCCCTGCTCCCGCTGGTTCGCCAGCAGGAGGTTCTCCACTACCAGAGCAACCACAAGCAAGACCAGATTTACAAACAATGCTTAGTAGTTTAACTGGTGAAGGGCAAGGGCGTTCAGCCGTAAGAACAGTGAGAGAACGAGCAATTTAAGGGGTAGTAATGGCAGCACGTAAACGTAAAGTTCAAACTGTTGCCGATGAAGGCTACTCAAAATTAGAAGAATACTGTATTTGGCTCAATGAATACAAACGCGCTTTACGCAAAGCAGGTTTTAATAATGATGATGCGTTATGGCTTATTGCTACAAAAGATTCATATCCCGATTGGATAAACGGGATACAACCAAGAGACATTGTTCAACATTTAGAAGATGAGGAAGACTAATGGCTGGTAATGAAAATAGCGGCGGATACCGCCAACCTATGAACCCAGCACCAGTATCACCTCCAGGTGCTTTATCACAACGTACTGATGGCGGAGCCATTGATGGTATGACACAACCAGCACAACGTTATTCTGGATTTGCTTACGGTGAAAACAAAGCACTAGCAGATCAACAGGCTGGTGCACCTATGATGGGTATGCCATCATTTGCTGACATTACTCCACTCGGCGCACCTAGCGTGCGTCCAGATGAACCACTAACTTCTGGTATTAATCGTGGTGATGGTCCAGGAAGTGAAGCAATGCGTGGTCTTGTGCCTAATAATACACCATCATTGGTAGATACTATTAAATATTTAACACAGTTTGACCCATCTGGCGACGCAGAATTAATTTATAGAACACTTACTGACCAAGGTTACTGATGGCGTATTTAAAACCAATAGTCGCTGAAGCGTCACCTAACCTTTACTCTGCCGCTAAGACTGCTAATTTGCAGCCAAATGAGATTAATCAAATTAATCAAATGAGTTCTGCAATTAAAAAGCACCGCGAACTTGTAAAGATGGATGCTGACATTGCAAAGAAAACATTTGATCGTCTTGATTCTAAAGCGCAAGATCAATTAAAGTTTTTATTTAAAGATAGTGATTATGCTAAAGACCCTGATACTGCGGCTGATCGGGTCAAAGGTATTTTTACTGGCGGTTTAAAAATAGCAGCATCACCGCTTATTGGTTTATTTAAAGTAGGTGGACAGTATAACCGTCTTATTAACACACCTTACAAAGTTGCACGTCAGGTAGCACAAGGCGAAGACTTGTTTGCTGGTGATGTTTGGACTGACGCTTGGAATGGCACCAATATGTACGACAATAAAGCGTTGTCGGAAGTTACAGCATACTTTGGCGATTCAGATGTATTTGTTGCAAAAGGATTATTAGCAGGTAAGACTCCAGGTGAAATCCTTGAATCATATGGCAAGATAGATAATACAATTCTTGAGTCAATTAAAAAAGCATATGATGCACCTAAAGATTTTAATAATGTTCTTCAGGGTGTAAAGTACACACAGATTTCCCCAGGTCGTGACATTGCACGTATGCTAGATGCTAGACCACCTGCAAGCGGTGGCATCAGCGGTGATTATCTAGCAGGTAAGAATCAAAATATTTCTGGTGCTATTGACTTTGTTTATCAAGTTGCAGTTGACCCATTAACTTGGTTAACAGGCGGTCTAAGCAAGGGTATTACCAAAGGTGACCGTATTGCTAAATCTGTTATTGAAATGATGGATAACGGTGTACCTGTTGAACGGGCTATAGAAACAACATTTAAAACTGAACCACGTCTTTACGAGTTCTGGGACAAAGGACTTGGACCAGCCCTTAAAACATATTCAGAAGCAAAGGGTTCTGCTAAGGCTCAAGCCTTTGATGATATTAGCAAGCGTTTTCCTGGTTATAGAAATCGTGAAGCGGTTGAATCGTTAACTCAAAAAAGCGATCAACTTCCAAAAGGTGTAGTTGATGCAGCATCTGCTCAGAAATACTTTGAGAATGCGGCTAATCTTAATTTACTTCTTGCTGGTCGTGTTGATGGTTTAACTTATATGCGTAGTGGTGTTGCTGTTGCGCGTTCACGTCGTTTAACGGCTGATGGTCTTGTTAGTTATCTTGATTCTGTATTTAATAATACAAGACGTACTACTTTTGCTGGAGCGGGACGCAGTGCAGAAGAACTTGATAAATCACTAGAACCAGTTGCTCAGGCTTTACTTAATTCACAGGATGCAATTAAACGTTTAGAGAATCCAGAATTATCTGATATGAGAGTATTGCTAGAAGCAAACTCTGAAATTAAACGCTGGAAAAAAATTGGCAGACTAGCAGCACGTTCAGCCTCAGGGTTAGAAGTTCGTATAGGCAAAGGTGCTGTTGGTACTGCTGCTAACTTTACGGCGCGTGCTCGTCAACTTCTTCCTAAGGATATGGCTGAAGCATTAACTGTTAAGTTTCTTGACTCAAATGTTGGCGAACAGATTGTTATTTTACGTAATCTTGATGCAGCAACTATGTATTCTATGGGTCTAGGTGGCGACATTCGTGGTATAGAATTAATGGAAAAAATCCTTAAAGACAAATACGGCGATAAGTCTAGTTTTGCAATTAAATATAATGAATCTGTTAATCCTAAGCACGCTGCACAACTACCAGATGGCGTTATTAAAGAAGTAGATGGCGTTACAACGCTTTCTGGAGAAGGCACTGTTCACTTTTATCAACAAACAAAGGCTGTAGGTTCATTGCCTTATGATGAAATTGGCTCAATGATTTGGAATATGAAATCCAAAAAGAATATCATTGGCGCTGTTGGTGGTTCTACACAAGGAGCCTTTGCTAAGAGTCTAGTTGATGGTTGGTCTATCTTAACTTTGTTTCCACGCTTAGGTATTCGTTCTGCTATTGATGAAGCAACTATGTATGTGCTTTCAGCACCTAGTAAAGACTTACGATCTTGGAGTAAAGGCGTTGTTGCTGCTAGAGCAACACGTGGATTTACAGGTTCTGATACTTCAACTGGTTTTATTGGTCGCGGTTTACGCAAGGCATTAAATGTTGGTGGTAAACGTAGCGAGACTGTAGCCAAGTGGGGCAAACTCGCTAAGATTTCACCAGAAGATGCACTAACTATTGAAAAACGTATTGATTTAATGCAAGACTTGGCTAAACAATTAAACATAGATGATGATTTAGTTTTAAATGCAGCCAAACGTTCAGCAATTGCTGATGAAATATTTAAAACATATAGCAGATACCTAGATGATACAACTGAAAAGTATTTACGTGATGCATTTATTCATCAACCAGATGCTTTAACATCAGTTGCAAACTCACTTGTAGCACGAAGTGGTCTTTCTGGTAAATGGGGTGAGAATGTAGCCGCTGCTATTATTACTCCATCTAATCTTGATCTTGCAATGAGAGAACTAGATATAGTATTTAATGTAATAGGTAACTATGTTGATGTTACTTCTCTTGCTACACGTGAAGCAACACTAGTTCACTTTGAACAGTTTACTAAAAAGTTTGTTGGCAATAAGTTTAAGGTAAATGACAAAACAATTCTTAACCCAGCAGATATTTTCTTTAAGTATAAAGGTTTAGACCCAGATATTGTTGACCCTAAGAATGGTCAAGGTATGCTAACGCTTGCTATTGATGCAGCAATGAAAAAAGTTGGCTTTGAAAGCACAGAGTATGGCAACTGGAAAGTTGTTAATCAAGAACTTGTAGACGAATTTCTTGGAGATGCTGCTAATACCGTAGCATTGCGTGAGCGCAATCTTACTGACTCTCAAATTGCAGAAGCCCAACTGTCTCGTTTGTTTATTGATATGTATAATACGTTCCACGGTAGTCCAAACAGTTTTAACCAAACACTTATGGATGTTGTACAGCGTAGTCGTAATGATTTGACACGTGCGTTAGAAGGTACAGATCAGTTTGCTTCTTGGAACCAGGCTGCAGCACGTATAAATGTAGATGACTTTGCAGATGCAACTGACGGTTTTGGTATTATAGGTACTGTTAAGACTGAACTTGGTGTTGGTATTTATAAAGATACTGAGAATCTGTTCCGTCGCTATGGTTCTAATATGATGGAAATAATGGATGCTCAGGTTAACGGTATATTCCGTCAGCCAGCAGTTATGGTTGCATACACTGGGCTACGTAAGAAGTACGCTAGCCTAGAAAAACAATATACTCGTCAACTTTACGAGCAAAGAACTGGCAAAGTCTTTGATTACACAATGACTGATCTTGTTAAAACTCAAGAGTGGAAATCTTCTGCTGATTTAGCAGAAAAGTATTTTACTGAAGTGGCTACACGTGAAGCAGCCGATACTATTTTAAAGTATGCAGATAATCCTGCTATTCGTTCTAACTTTGCTTATGCTTCTCGCACTATGGGACGTTACTACCGTGCAACTGAAGACTTTTATCGCCGTATCTACCGCTTAAAGGACGTGTCTCCACGCGTTTTGTATCGTACTCGTCTAGGACACGTAGGTTTAGGCGCTACTGGTGCTATACATCAAGACTCTAATGGTGACCCATACGTTATGATGCCTATGGATAATATTATTTATAAGGCTACTGACGGAGTTATACGTACCCTTACAGGCAATGATGCCTATAAGCAGCCACAGTTTAATGAATTTACTTTAAAGTTGCGTATGATGAACCCATCATTCTCACAAGATGCTGGTGTTCCTACGCTATCAGGTCCAATTGCTGCTCTTAGCGTACTAGGCTTTAAGAGTATACTTGGTTCAGTTCCAGGGGCTATTCCGTTTGTTGGTAAGTATCTTGACCCACTAGGGGAAATGGCTGCTGAAGGCGTTGATACCTTTGCACTAGGTAACATTGGCGATAACATAGATATTACCCGCGCTATAGTGCCTGCAACGCTACAAAAGATATGGTCAGCATTACCATTTGATGAGAAGAGTCGTCAAGAGGCTACTGCTGCACAACAGGCTATTGCTTATGAAGCAGCCAATGGTCGTGGTTTAGATGTTGATGCTACTGAACAAGAGAAGGCTGACTATCTAAAGAACATTCGTATCTCAGCGCATAATGTTATTGTTATGCGTAGCATATTAGGACTTATATCTCCAGTTGCTCCTACTATTACAGATAGTAAGGGCATACCTGACTATCTTAAAGATGTAGGTATTACTAGCCTACGTAGTGAGTTCTTTGACATACTAAACAGTATATCAAAAGATAACACAGGTGATGTTCAAGACCCATACGAGTTAGCATTGGTTACCTTTATGGGTAAGAACCCAGGTAAATTAATATATACCGTATCACCAACTAGCAAACAAACTAAGATCATTATTAAGAATACAGATGGTTTAAAGAATTGGGCTATAAAGAATAAGGGTTTAATTAATACTTATGGCGAAGCAGCATATATCTTTGCACCACAAACTGGAACGTTTAATCCTGCTACTTATAACTGGATTAAGGCTGCTGGTCTTATTGAGAACAAAACACTTGAATCCTATTATCAGGACTTACTTGTAGCGCAAGACAAGCAAACATACTATGACATTGCACGTCGTGAGAAGGAAATACTTAGTACTGAATCTGACCCTGAAACACGAGCAAACATTATTAACAGTGCTACTAGCGCTCGTCAGGCGCTTAAAGATGCAAACCCATTGCTTGTGCCAGAACTTATTGGCGAGGGTAATGACATTGGTAAAGAAGGCGTAATGCTTCAGCAGATAGAACAGATCATTAATGACCCTAATGTAAGCATTGACTCTGGTACTCGTCAGCGTATGCAAATAGCAATTAAA